CCCATCTTTCTGGATTTTCACTTATATTTCTTTTCATAGTTTCCTAAATTTTGGTTTTAAAGCACTCCATATAATTTTATCATAATCTTTACCATCCCACATCGCAAACATAATTGCCTTTGCAATTGGATGGTGGTTCTTAATATGTTCCGCAAATTCTTTCTTAGTTGGTTCTACTTCTATATCACCGTATTTACCAAATCTAAAATAATCATAAGTTTTACCTAGTTGGTTATAGTATTGGTACCAATGATACCCCAAACTACTGGCGTAAGTTTTAATCTTACCATAAAATTCATCAGGAACATCTTTAAGAAAATCTTCTATTTTACCACCACTAGATAAAATTTCCCATACAGTTGTAGTTGATATATTTGTCATTATTTTATGTAATCTGAGATATTCTTCACCCTTTATCTTCATTCTGTCACCATTAGAAAATTTAACTACATAACCCTCTTCATCATCTTTTATTATATTTTTTAAGGTAGTGAAATCAGATATACCATCATATTTTTTAACTACTCTAAAACCTATATTACGAATTAAATTTTTTAATCTTAGATCTACACCTTCACTATATAAGTCAACCTCATTTTCGGTTTTAGTATTTATCATACCTAATAAGACTACATCCTCAAAATCATACTGCACTACTATTCTATTATCATCGTATATGATTTCAAATAAATAAGTATAATCTTTATGTAACTTATCGTAATCATATTTTTGTAATAAATCAAAACCCTTTATAGATTGTTCGGAAGTGAATGAACCTCTAGTTGCCAATACCCATTGATCACCATAATGAAATAGAATTCCTAATGAACCATCCATTTTATCATAAACGTCAAATTCAGATGTGGTAGTATGTTTACCTTCTTCCATATTAAAGAATTTTTTAAATGGTCTACCAACAATATCCCCATTAGAATTTGTTACCAAACCCCTACACATCAGAGTTATCTTATCCCATAAAGATTCATATTGTACTTTTTCACTATAGTTCCAAATAGTTATATCCAAAGTAGGGTGAACTTGTTTATGTAATAAACCCTTTTCAAAATATTCATTTAAAATTTCATTCATAATACAAATATAATATTTTTTATCTTCCTAATCTCTATCATTTAGTTCTGTGATTACTTTTATTCTTTGTGTAGGAACTTTTATCCATGATTTATCACATGATTTGATAGTACTAATACCACTATCACTACTACTTACTTCAGTGCAATCCATTTCCGTTCCATCAGTGAAAACAACGTGTTGATCACATTTTTTACTATCTTCGATTATTAGATATAAAATTATACCATATATTAGTGAAGTTACTAAAATAATAGTTAATACTTGTAAACTTTTCATTTTAATATACATTTATTTGTGTTAAAGTGGTAAGGTAGTAAAATCTATTTTATTATTTTTATCTCTACTAAAGATGATATGTTGTGCCCTACCATCATTATGGATGATAACATGTGTCTGTAACCAACCACTAGGACCATTATTATACCCAACTCTTAGTTTTGTACTCGTACCTACTGCCAATGCCCCATCTTTACGTCCTGGTGAGTGATAATGTCCAACAACAATTTTAGTATTCAATTTACGAAATTGTTGTAAAGAACCTCTACTACCATTAGATCCAACGTCACCATGTTGACCTAGTTCCCAATTCTTCACTTTGTAAGAATCATTTCTACCTAATGTAATAAATTTAGGGTATCTCTCATTGATGATGTCAGGTATTACACCTTTAACGTCACTAGGATTTTCACCGTATTGTTTTAAAAGTCTGGAACTTAAATCCATATACAATGGTGCGTTTTTAAATGTAGGTTGTTTTTTCCAATCCTCATTTTTTAACCATCTATCTACAAAGTCATCATGATTTGATCTAACTATAACCACATTTTCAAAATCACTAAATCTATCTAGTTGATCCATCATAGTGAATATTTCTTTACCTAAATCATTAGTTCCATTCATTTCTTTACCATATTGTACAAATGGATCTTTCATCTGGTGGTGACTTATAGAGTCTCCATCAAATACATCATGTAGAATAACATGTTTAGGGACTAAATCTACCATTAAATCAAATGTAGATTCTAATACATCTTCATCGTGATGTCCGTAGTGTAGGTCACCTAAAATTATCGCAGATACGGATGAATTTTTATTGACAACACCTTTTTCTACTCTATTATATAAGTCTGAAAAATTACCACTCTTATCATCGGCAGTTACTTGTCTGACAAAAAATGTATCTTCATCTTTAATTTCCACAATAACAAAACCAAAAGTATGATGGAATTCACCTTTCTTACCTGATTTAGAATCAGTGTAATTCTTTTTAGTTATCGATCCTGTCGTTAACATCATCTTAGGTTTTTGTTTAACTAAAACAGGTATTGTCTCCATATGTACCTTTGGTGAACCAAAAATACAAGAATTAATTCCACTCAAACCTTGTAATCCTGTCATAGGATCGACTGCGGTTGGTTGTATTTTAACATCTGATAGAATAGAAACATATTTATGTATATCATGTCTATTAGCATCTAAGTACTTAACTATCTTACTATCCCAAAATTCGTTATTTTCTTGATTACTAGTCCATACAGATGTCGGATTTTTATATCTACCCGCAATAACATGTATATCAGCACCCAAATGATTTGCGTATGCCTCCATATTGGTGAGTAATCCGTTATGGACAGGTGTATTATTTTGTGCCCAAGTAATTAAAAATATCTTTTTATCTTTATCATACTTTTTTAATTTGGCAGCCTCAAATTGTTCCGACTCTTTATCTACTTTCTCTTTGAAATTAAATTTCTCCGAACACCATTTTCTTATAGTCCTTTCCGATCTATCGAAATACTCAATTAGAATTGACATTCTCTCATCCCACTTTAAGTTTTTGTCAGTGTAGATGGAATAAGCATGTTCTATGTCTTTTTCTGTTACATCTTTAAATTTCATAATGTTTTTTTTTAAATTTAATGATAATTTTTATTAAAATCAATAGTTTATAATTCGTTAGTAGGTTTCAACCACATTCCTTTTGAGAATACTAAATCCAAAAATCCAGGTATGTAAGATTCTTCAACGGTATGAAGTAATCTTAAAGATAGTGGGGTATTATGTTTCATCATCTTAAAGATTTCTTCTCTCATTCTTTCAACTGAAACAGTTGTTTTTAATTTCTCTAAGATTTCAGGTTGAGCCATCGCGTCCCATATTTTTAAACTAATCGTAAATCCTTTTGTTACTGAGAATCTTAAAGCTCTCAATATTCTCAACGGATCATCCATCATTGTTATTTCTGGGTTTAATGGAGTTCTCAAAATTCCATCTTCAAGATCCTTGAGTCCACCAAATAAATCAATTAGATTCCCATTTTCATCTTCCGCCATCGAATTCAATGTGAAATCTCTTCTAATTAGATCATCTTCTAATGTCCCTAATTCTAAAATAGGTTGTCTAGTCCCTTCTTTGTAACCGACCTCTTTTCTTGCGAGAACAAAGTCCGCAACTAATCCTTCGTTAACATCACCTTTAGGAAATTTAGCTCTGATAGTGAACATCTCTGGAGTAGAAAGGAATATAGTAAACTCTTTATGTTCCATCCATTGTTTCATTATTTCGAAACCTTCATCTACTGTTCTATCTATGTTGTCGAGTACAAATGTGAAGTCAATATCTTTAGATTCAACACCTAAGATACTATCTCTTACACAACCACCAACTTTATATATCTGAGGCATAACTATTCAGGTAATAATCCAACTCTCTCAATGAGATTCCAAACTCTTTCTTTGTATTGATCAACTGTTTCATCACCAATTTCAGTTATTCCACGATCAGTCATTTCAGCTAGATAATCTAAAAGTTCTCTAGTAACTTTATCGATATCTTCGATAGATAGTTCACCTCTCTTAACTCCGTTTTTTAGGATTTGGTACTTTACCATAACCATTTTAGAAACTTTTACACCCATAGTCATTTGTTTTATTTTATCAAAGATATATATAATACTTCAATCTGCCAAATTTTTTGGTTATTTATATTGGTTATAAATAAGGTGATAGTGATGAAGTACCCGTCTCGCTCCAATCTTAAGTGCTTAATCGTAGTTTTACGAGGCCTCGGCACTGTCCTTTTCAGGGGGTGATGAATTCCTGATCCACTCTGGATTGTCGACATCCGTTGAGTGGGGAAAACCACTATCAGTATTTTAATTGTTTATGTGGTCCTTGTTGGAATCGAACCAACCACCTACTGATTATGAGTCAGTTGCTCTAACCGAATGAGCTAAAGGACCAATTAGCGGAGATTTCAGACTATCCATTGATCACCCAAGGACTCGTTTCTAGTGTATTTGGCACTCCGCCATTGTAAGTTTTTTGTTGCTTACGCCCTCATTCGTGGACTTCCGACATCCCAATGAGCTTTACCGTCCTATCGGAGTCAGGTAACCGCTTGTAGTCAGGACAGGATTTGAACCTGTATGGTAATTTTTTCAGTACCTCCACAACCCATGGATTTACGTGGTCTTTGCGTCTACCATTCCGCCACCTGACTATAAAAACACACTCTTAGGCATTCTACTCCCAGCTCCGAGGAATTGTATATAACTTAGCCCGATACTCATCGCTGTATGGGTACCTAAGTTTATGTGTAATCAAATAGGTAAGGTGGGATTCGAACCCACAATGAACAACCTTTTTACGGGACTCGGCACCGTGCCTCATTACGCTCTTACCCACTTTGGTACTCCCACGGAGAATCGAACTCCGATTTTCAGGATGAAAACCTGATGTCCTAACCGTTAGACGATGGGAGCAAATTGTGACAACCTTTGGGTTCGATTGTCACTTTTACGTGAAAGGAGTGATCAGACCCTCTAACATCACGAGTGTAAGTTTTTCACATTAAACTATCTCTACAAAACGTCAGTTTTTATCGCCCTTAAACTGAATAAACGGTTTGACACTTTGTATCCCCTTTTTTAAGTGCGTGATACATCTTCTCTCAAACTGAACTCTACTGAGAACACTCCCTGCGGTCTATGAGAGAATCGAACTCTCGGCACATCCGTGACAGGGATGTATGTTAGCCACTACACTAATAAACCAATTTGAGATTTTTAATTTTCGGAATCTCATAACCGTTACGTGGTTGGGGTAGGATTCGAACCTACATAAACACTTTGAAATTTACCTACGCACCGTGAGGTAGTGTTCTTCATCATTTGCATTGCCTAACCATTGATCGATTTTACGTTTCGGCTGCCGTGCGTGTCAATAAGCGTCTACCATTTCGCCACCCAACCATACTACATCTCCTTTCGATTCTATAAGGAATCTACTCCGTTCTGTTGTACACCCGCCAGGATTCGAACCTGGGACCTATTCATTAGAAGTGAATTGCTCTATCCAGCTGAGCTACGGGTGCAAATAAAAGATGATAAATGGCTTTATCAGGAATCTGGCTATAACCATAAACACTTCCTATAATTTCTATACTATTGTCATTAGCGTATATGAGCTTCACACACCATTAGAGAGTCGGGTTGTTACATCAATACAATTAAGATCGAATACCTTTCCTTAGTGTGTACCTTTGCGTCACGTCTCTCCACGCTTACCATTCTACGCTTTGTATCATCTTTTGTACTCGAATCGGGACTTGAACCCGAACGGGCAATTGCCCACAAGATTTTAAGTCTGGCGTGTCTACCGATTCCACCATCCGAGCTTATGAGGATGAGAAGTCCTCTGTGTTGTAATGTTAATTCTACATTTACATTATTTATTACGTTTAATTCCTTTCTCACAAGAACAACACAATATTCTTTATAACCAATATGTCAATGAACTAATCTTCTTTTTCAAAGTTAAATATAAAAGACTAAAATGTCAATTATTTTTTAAACATTTTTTTTATTTCCTTTTTGATAATATATCATCAATCTTCTGTAATGTTTCTGGATCTGTTATTGGTAAAAGAGAAATAATATCTAATCGTGTTTTCATTTCTTCTTTTAACCCCCAACCACTACCACAGGTTTTTGCTTGTTCACCAAACATATTAATAAACTGATCCTCAACAACACTTCTCAATGGATAATCACCACCAAAAGGTACTTTACTTCTGTCAATAGGACCTATTTTACAAAACCAATATTCTAAATTATTTTCCATTTATTTTATTTTTTGTAGTCAGAGTAGAACTCTAACCTACGACTTAGATATTATGAGGATCTAGATATACCACTGATCTACCCCGATATATATTATTTCAATAAACTTATAACATACGGTTTAAATATGGTTAATTTAGTTCCGTCTGAATTATAATACCAGACAGAATCCTTGTTCATACCGTATATCGTATCAGTATATGCAACTGCTGGTCGAAGTTCTTGTGTTACATTTACTTCATTCCAATCAACTTGTCTTTCGATCATGACAGGAACTTGACCTTCAATTTTGTACTTATAAGTTTTACCTTTACAAGAAAGGAATAAAACCGTTAATACTGTTGTATAAAATACCTTTTTCATAACTATTTGTTTTGTAGTCAGAACAGGATTCGAACCTGTGTTTACACTTTACTTGTATTAGTTGTGTCCGATAGATTGGGTATCAATACATTTCCCGCACCACCTGCTCTTAACCACTGAGCTACCTGACTATTTTATTTAACGATTCGGAAACCAATATTCCCCTATATAGTAACCATTTTCATTACACCATTGTTCTAATTCATTCATAATTTTTATTTTTTGTAGTCAGGACAGGATTCGAACCTGTATGATAACTTATGAGCAGTCTTAACGGGTCTTTCGAGGTTACTCACGTTATCTTTACTATTAACCTTTATTCATGCGTCTACCATTCCGCCACCTGACTAAATTTTATTCCCAAAGAAGTATAATATTGAATTGACCGTCATAATCAAATCCAATCACTTCTGATTTCATTCCACACGATTCGTAGATTAATCTACCTTTTTCATCAATGTAATACATATTTATAATATTTGTAGTCAGGACAGGAATCGAACCTGTATGAGTTCCATGTTTTATCATGCCTTGTTTCCCTTTTAGTACCTAAACCGCCTAGCATGCAGCACCAATTTAGGTAGTAAGGAACTCTAATAAGATTGTATATAACTTAGCGTCTACCAATTCCGCCACCTGACTATATTAAAAAGGGAGTGATGTTAACGACTCACCCCCATTATTTATTACTTAATGTTTAGGAATGTTCCTGAACCACTGGTAACAGTAGTTGGTAACTTACCATCCCATGCTTGTGCTTTCAAGTATTCAATATACAAAGGTGTGATTTCCCTCTGTTTCAATTTCATTGCCAATGCAAGTGCCTGTGCATCAATAATTACTTTAGCACTATCACCTTTTGCAATCGCTATTTTCTCTAATGCTTCTGCCTGTGCAACTAACGTTCTTTGTTGTGCTGCTTGTGCCTCTTGTACCGCCTGTGTTTTCCCTTCAATTGCTTTTTGTAACGACATTGGAGGTATAATGTTTGTCCTTAATTGGGAGACAGTAAACCATTTAGAAACCCTCTTATTACATTCTGTTATGATAGCGGCTTCAAATTCTTCACGTTTATTAAAGATTGCGTCAACCTCCCAACGATTGGCCACATCATTAACAGATGATACGATTGCATTCTTTAACCAACCTTGTTCTATTTCCTTTATATCCAACCTCAAATTAACAAACATCTCCCCAATTGCATCCTCACGAAGTGAATAGTTAAATGATGGTTTAATTGTTGCTGCAAACCCACCTTTTGTAATTACTGTTTGATCATTATATTCAATGTGTTGTTGAAACAATGGGAATTCTTTTACTTGTTCAGTCCAATCGTTATATACTACCCATCCTGTTTTGTACTGATAGTTTGCGACACCTCTTGCGGAACCAGTTAAATTAACTTTAAGTCCTTTGTTACCCGCATCAATTCTCTCAAGTGCGAATGGTTGTAATAATCCAACCAAAATCGATAAAAATAAAATTCCGATAGGTTTTACTAACCACTTTGAATTAAAATTGTCACTATCATCACCCCATCGATTCTTTCCTGTAATATACATTACATCTTTTGTTGTAAACGCAGTAAATACTGCGACTACTAACCCAATAATAAAAATACTAAATCCAATCATTTTTCTTTGTTTTTGTTTTTAAATAAAATACTTGCGGTTATGTCTACTAAATATATAAGGACTCCTACCAACCCGACAAACCCTAAAAGTTGGAGGTACCCGTTAACTTCTCTATTTACGATGTACTCACCGTAAAGTGATATGATTACTATAAAACCTAACCACATCAATACTACTTTAAAATAATTCATTTTCTTTTTTTTACAAATATATGATATTTAATCCATAACTCCTAATTTATTTTCTAAAAAATAACATTCTTTTAAATCATAAAAAACTCCATTGGTTGACTCAATCTGAAATGTAGGTTGGAATGCCATATATTTTATCTCACCTTTAGACTCTGGTTTTTCCATTGTCCTAGTACCTTTAACTGAATGATCCACAACATATTTTAATGAATTTTCTGTGTCTTCATCAAAAATAAAAGACTGTTGTACGGATATACTTTTGACAATACCTTTGGCTCTACCGTATTTACTTTTATATACAAATTCTCTACCAACATATATCTCATTGAAGGTGTCTCTTATTTTACTTAAATTTTCTTCCATTTATTATATTTTTTTTACTAATACTGATACTGTTCCGATATTTTTTTTAGATATCTTTTCAAAACAGGATAAACTCAAATCAATGTGTCTATTACCACCGTTACTAACATCAGTTATCTCAACGGTATCTATTTTATTATTTGTGGTGTTGGTTACTTTTAAAAGACTACCCTTTGTTATTCTGTCACCATATACCCTACCGACATTCAAATTCAGATCCCTTATTAAATCGTTACTTACTGCCGCAGTTGAGTGTTTTCGGTATACTTTTTTATGTTTAGTGGTATCATACCAAGTTGCCCTACATTTATATTCATTTGTAGTTAGTAACATTAATGTAGTACACATTATTAAAATTTTAATCATATATTTTTTTATGTTTAGATTTTCTATTATATAAATTTTTAGGTGTTTCTGACCTAGATACAAAACGACCATCAAAAAATCCTGCCTCAATTTGTTGATAACGCATTTGAGTTCTTACCATTTTATGTTGATCATATTTTTTCATACTAATCTATTATATATTTTAAATGACATAAAAAAAATATCTATGTAAAGAAAATTTTTACTAAAATTAATACCAAATAATGAATTATCCAAAGATCTATTAAAAATATCCCCATCGTAATGGAATAAATGTAAAACAAAACCGTTCCAACTACTCCATTCACTACAAAATATTATAAAATTATTTATTTTCATCCTTATCTATATTTAATTCACATCTAATTTTGTTTGAGGAGTTATCCTTTCTATGAGTGAAATGTGTATGAGAGTCAACTGTCATAGTATTTCTATCAGGATTATTCTTCCACTTTTCATGTCTTATAACTTGTACAATATCAAACGCCATTCTACAACTATCATCAACAGATGGGTGATGAATACCCCAAGAACCATTACTATTCATCGTTGTATCATTTATTAATAAATTACGAGGTTGTACCAACATCATATCTACATTATCTCTAATTCTATGATACCTAGAATAATCGGTACTTAATTTAACATCCTTTAATTTCTTCCATTCTTTTTTATCACACCAACGATTCAATTTCTTATCAACTGAACCATTTATTAATGCCTTTCCGTTTTTGATTTCGAGAATTTCACCTTGTGGTGTTCTATCACCGACTTCTGGTTCTTTAGTAGGTCTACATACATCCTCCAAATATATTTCAAATGTAGGGTGTTCTTTTATAACGTTAAATTGTCCTATACCTACTCTAGAATAGAAATCTAACGCTTGTTGTACCAACCAAAGTTGTTCATCTGTTAATTCTAATTTATTCATCTTTTTTATATTTTAAATATTGTTTAACATATTCATATGTAGACTCAAATGAAAAACATATAGGGTTACCATTCTCATCGTGTGCACCATATGATTTTACAGGGTCTTTCTCAATGATTTTTCCAGTTTCTTTATCAAATGTAGGTATCGAAGACCAATCTTTAGTTCCCCAATTATTCTCATATATAAACCAAGTAATCCAATCAATACCTTCATCTGTATAATGAGAACTTAATGTTGCATTTAACATTCCTTCTACTTTGGTTTCCAATCGATATTTACCTTCAAAAAAATCAAAACCCATTCCGTATAACTCACTAAAATCTTCACTTAGACTTTTATATGACATCAGTACCCCTAAAAATTCTTCGTATTTCATATTAATTTTGTTTTTAATAATATTTTACCATCACCTTCTTTAGATCTTTCGATAGACTCAATCACTAAACCTTTTAAGTCTTCATGTATATATTCCATATCCATATCAACACTAATAAAAGGTCCACCTGATGGATCAATCGCATGATAATTTAAAAAATTACCTTCTTCGTCCACATTGAATAGGTATCGGTAATAGTCACCACCCTTCATTTCAAACGTATCACCTTCTCTAATAAAAAGTATTTCGTTTCTATATCTGTTTATAAATTTATATTCCATCTTTTTTTATTTTTTTTAAGTCTTCTTTTAATGCTTCGTAAATATCGGTTAACAGATTTACATCATGTAATTTTTTTACAGTTTCCACTGTGTCTTGATTAACGGTTGAAGATATTAATACATTATATTCATCATCAAGTAGTTGTAGTTTAATTTTCATATTTTTATTAACTTAAATAATTTGACATATTTTTTGCCGCAATAAACGACTCTTCCATTGTTTCAATTAGTTTTGGACCTCTTAAATTAAATGGCATTATATATGAAATTCCATCACCATCCATCCACTTTTTACCCAACTCATCCTCACTTTCATAAAGTTCGTTGAATTCTGTTTCCCACTCATTCCATTGTCCCTCTTCGTAATCTTCTTTAATTGGTTTGTATTTCTCATCAAATAACCTATCCCCAATTTTAAACATACTCCCACCTCTATGAGTATATCCATACATTCCTTCAATTGCAGGATTATCTGTTCCATATGTTTCAGTAGTAATAACTGCCGCAACTCCGTGAGGATGTTTTTCATCAACCATCATCTGATTTTTAACATACCAACGAGCATGTTCAAAATCACCAATGTATTCTCCATCTAGAGATAAAAATGAATCCTCTAATGTGTGTTCATTATTAGGTCCAAATGTATGTGACCCAATTTTTCCACCAGTCAATCTTTCGATTTCTTGTATTTCTTCTTTCGTTATCTTTATTCCTTTTGTTTCCATAATTCGATAGGTTTTATTTAATTATCTATTTTTAAATTTTTCATATTCTTCGTCACAAAGAGTTCTGTACCAACCAAGATCCTTTCTCAACTCACCTGGTTTTCCTGTTTCCTCACAAATTTCATAACTTTTTCTCTCTGCCTCAGTAATTTTTTTGAATATTTCATCACTACCTCCATTGATGTAGAATCTAAGTCCACCAAATTTTTCTTTTACTTGACAAGTTTGTTTATCCCAACCCAAAGTTATTAGATCTTCAATCAATTCCTTTATCAATTCAAACCAACCATTATTAACATCAAAAAAGTTACAATCTTTAATGGGTTCCCTATCTGAATAGAAACCGTTTTCTAATCCCCCAATGGAAACTAAAAATTCGTTCATTTGTTCATTAGTCATCATATTTTTTATTTAAAGTTAAAGATTATTTTTGTCTTTGTCAAATTCATCTAGATTATCATACAATCCGTTTTCCTGATCCATTCTCATAATTTCGGATAGATGAAATTCTTGACATTTTTTCAAATCAATCCCATGATTTAATCCTGAAATAAAATCATCCTTTTCCCAACCAAAAGAACCCTCAGAGAAATATAACCCTAAAACTATACCTATCTCATTTCCTATATCAGAAGAATCCCCATTATCATATGGTAGGTTAGATAACCTTTCAGAAATTTCTTTACAAACTGTTAAAAAATCACTCATAACTTAATAAAAATTTCTACCACAATGAATCATAGAATTAATTTTTTCTTTTTCTAAAAAATTAATGTAGTTAATTATCTTTTTTAGTATTTTCATATCAAACAATTAATTTATCTATTACTATACCTTTTTCATTTAATTCTTCGATTAAAAGTTCTAAGAATGAATCAACACCATCATATACGGTTGGTTTTTCATCTTTTTCCTCCATATCCTCAAATTTATAATATAATTTTTTCTTTGTATTATAAACCATTTCCCACAATACCATCGCCATATCAGTTGATTTAGTCATCCTCTCAAATTCCATTCTATCATCGAAATCTGTTAAATCAAATTCTAATTTTGCCTTACTCATTAGTCTATTATTTTAAATGTTGTCGTTACTATTTCTTTACCATTCTTTTGTTCTTCGTATATTTTATCGAACTCTATTTTTTCTAAAGCGAGAGATTCACTACTGAATGGACCACAATACATATTTTCCCATCTTATATTAGACCTACTTTGTAAAAAACTTCTAGTTGTCACTAAATAACCTTTCTGTGGTACATATCTTGTCTCACCATTTTTTAATTCTTCAATTTTTATTCTATAATAACTCATCACTTAAAAATTTTATTATTCTTTCTTTAATCCCACTTTGTTTAATACCTTCTGTACTCTTAGGTGTCAACACAAAATTATCAAGTCCCCAATCTCTCCAATTCTCACCATTCTTACCCATATCCAAATCATCAACTGCAACCCAATGAGTTATTTCTGGATGATTATGTAGATATTGTTTTATTTCAATTGATCTAGTTTGTTCTAAATCCCATTGTGGTGACCACATAAAATTGTTTCCATGAACGGTACATTCACTTAACATCGGTGTTAAGTCTATTGGTGGGTTAATACCTCTAGTTATATACATTTCTTTCATTTGTTCTAATGTACCCCATCTTTTCCAATCTGAAGAGATAACTAATTCACATCCTGTTTCCTCAATAATTTTTTTGAGTACTTTAATTGCCTTATCGTCAAAATTATCCATTCTTACATCTAAAGGGGTTTCGGGATTACTATCGTATCCTTTTTTCTTAAACCTACCTCCCCAGTTGTTCGCCAAACATATCACACCATCGTGATCTAAAAATATTACTTTCATTGTACAGTTTTTGTTAGTTTTTCATAATTAGAATTATGTTCAAATTGTCTATTAATTCTATATAGGTGATTTGGATTCAAACCAAACCAAGGGTCACAATGGTGGAACTTATAAAATTGTTCAGGTAACATATCACTATCGTCATCTAATATCGCATAATCTTTAACCTCTGGATGATTATCCAACCAATCTTTTATTTCTTCACCACGAAGAGTTTTATGGGTTTCAGTTATCCCAACATAAGTCCCAGGTTTAAACCCCAATAACTGAAAGGCATCCTCCCATTTTTCAGGAGTTCTCCTATAACCCTTAACACCAAAATGGTTTTTCCAAACAGATGATACACAAATTTTAGTATCGGTGTTATTACACCATTCAGATAACCATCCCCATTTATCTACACAGGTTTCATTTTGTAACCTATTCATTTGATATTCAAAAGTAAAATGTGAATCTGGTGTTTTATAATCTGATAAAGAAATTCCTTTAGATTTTATCCCAAACAATTTTCTAAAAATACGTTTAGTTTCCCACCAGTAAGTAATTGGTTTTAACCATCTGCGTTTATGTCTTTTCTCATAAAAGACACGAGAATTCATAACACCATCAATATCTAAAAATATTACTTTCATATTAAACTGTGTGTTCTATTTGTACTCTTACACAATCTTGTGGTAGTCTATTTAAGTGTAAGTAATTATTTATATAACCCATAATATTTGCACTACCAACTGCGTTTGCCGAATGAGTTACTACTCTAACAACTGTCTTACCATCCAACCATTGATTAACTAACCATTTGGCACAATCGTATCCAGTCTTTTCTGTAATGTTATCATAGTTGATTGTATAATTCTTAACTACACCATAATGCCATTCCTGCATTGCAGAATCACCCAAATCGTGATCTAATGAAATTAGATCAATGTTATCCAATCCTACCGTATTTACTTTTTGGACAAACTCATCATAAGAACGAACAACTGTCCATTCCTCAATACCCTCAACCCATTCATTATTAGGACTTTTTGGTGTCCTAACGTCATCTAAATATATTCTATACTTTTCCATATTTTTTATTTATAAATTTATTTTATTATCCAAACAATATTTTATTATATATTCCCTCAAATTAACTATAGATTCTTTAAAATCAATTTTTTCGAAATCATTCGACCATCTTTCAGACTTTTTATCATCCTCTAATAATTCAAAACAACTTTTATTAATTTCAGAAATAAGTTGTTTTAATATAATAGTTTGATCACTTTTTTGTTTATTTTCAACAACCTCATCCTCCAATTCCCTACAATAATTAATCAAACTATCAACTGGTTCTAAATCCATTAAATGTTCATTACCTTTGAATATCTGATTTATTGATCTCATAGAAATACTATTTCATTAGTAAACATATCCCATTCTACATTAACGGGTTTATTTCTGAATTCATATCTACCATTAAGAACTGCCGCATTTATATAGTGAGTATTACCATCGAATACATAACCATAACCTTCGTGAATATGTCCAAATATATGTATTTTAGGTTTCATATCCTCCACAACTTTTAATAGTTCTTCACAACCAACATTTACATTATCATAATAAACATAATCTAATTTACCGTATGGTGGACCATGTGTAATAAGTATATCAGTATCTTTAGGAATCATATCCCATTTTTCTTTTAACTTTTCACCTCTAGGTAGATTAAATGCCCAATTATGAAACTCTGGTTGCCAAGGTGATCCATAAATAACTAATTGTTGATCTTCTTCATCATACAGATCCAATCTTTCGTCTTGAAGGTACTCAATAGTTTTATATCCTGTTAATAAACCTCTTATTTTTTCGTTATCATCTTGAAACCCAAAATCATGATTACCCGCAATAAATACTTTGGTATCATAATTATCTATTTCATCAAACCACTTCATAAAGTTTTCAATCTCTGTTATATATCCCCTACTAGTGATGTCACCACCACAAATAAGTAAATCACCACCAGGAAGAAAATCTTTTATTTTATCATGTTTGGTGTGTGTATCACTAATAAATGTAATTTTATTTTTCATATTCTTTTAATAAAAGTTCTTCTCCTGTTAATGCAAAGTATAGGTTTTGTAGTTGGTGTACGTATTTAATTTCTTTTCCGATATTACACATCTTTAAATTCTCTTTTACATTTGGAAATTATCATATCAGCAATTTTACTTCTGATATTAAATTGTGATTCAGTATATTTTTCAGGATTTTTATCCATTTGGAAATTAACCTCGGCACTACGTAAACTCCACGTATAATCATCTAACCAACCACATATAACATCTTTTAATTCTTTATCCTCACTCATTTTTTCTAAAAGTTCTATGTTTTGTAGATTATCGGATAAATATCTTTGAACCATATTTACATCTTGTTCCTGTTGCCATTCGGCACCAAATATTGCCATTTCAATTGGATTTGCTTTTGATTCTTTCCAAAATCTTTTAGCGGCTTCTTCAATCTTTTCTCCTTCAATCATTTTAAAATCATCATAATAACCTTCAATAGTTTCTTTTTTCATCTTCTATAAGTTTTAATAATTCTTTCCAACAATCTCTTGTTGCTTGTGCTCTGTAGGTGTATTTTTTATAAGTATGCTCAGAGTCTCTGTGTTTTTCAGCTAAAGATTCATACTCTTTTTGCCTTTTTTGCCAAGACTCAACTAGAGAATTTAGTTCTTGTTTAGGTTCTTCTTGTGGAATGATTAGTTGATAACTATCGTGAGTACTTGGAATACCCATTTTCCATATATCAGCAACCTCAACAAACTCACAACTTGGATTTTTAACAAACCATTCTAAGAACTCATCATCAATAGCTTGAACACCATCTGCAATTAAGTCTTGGTCTGTTGTTAGAATGATTTTCTTAAGATCGTTTACAAGATACTCTACAGGCACTTTAGATATAGACTTATTAGCTTTATATAGTTTTCTATAAAATGGATTTTTTATACCGTTTTTTTCTTCTGTATTAAGATACCAATCTCCTTCTTTAATTTCTTCATCAGAAGTTATGTAGATGTTTTGATATTCTGAACCATTATAAAAATCAAAGTTCCTAGTAAGTTTTAATTCACCACTCACTTTAAATAACCTACTTGGTTTATCTGTTGGTAATAAATGTATGTTTTTCATATCAAATCTTTTTAAGCATTAAACAACCATCTGAATCAAGTTTTGGTTTACCTGTAGTTATACACTCACCTTTTCTGTTTACACCATCACAAGTAGGATCTAAACATTCTTCAACTATCTCAACATCCCATTCAGTTTGTTGTAGTGATGTAATATATTCACCCAATGTTTCCTTATGATCTTGAAACTTTAATGCCTTGTTCCAACAATTCATCATATCTTCTAAAGTGAATAATTTATTTTTATTCAATTCGATTGATTTTTGGAATCCTACTTTGTAAGCTCTCATTTGACCAACAAAATTAATTTTTTCATATAAATCATATCCCATTGCCAATTCATCCAAATCATAACCACGTTCAATTGATTCACAATTTTTTATAGATAATTTATTAGCATCAGTATCTCTTCTTGAAGATCCAATCAAAAAACCATTATCATAAGTCCCTTTGGTATCATCAATTAAGACATAATGACCTTTTTCTGTTTTAAGTAGTTTTGTTTTCATCTCTTTTAATTTTTTCTAACTCTTCCTTCAATACATCAACTTCGTACTCCCATTTTTCCATATCATAAAGATGATCATTATATTGACACCTTTTAACATTGAACTCCGCCATATAGAGTTCTCTTTCTACGTCTTTTATAGTTCTTTTATTCATAATGTTTAACTAAAAAAACCACCAAAGTATAAAATAGAAGTATAAATTAAAACACTGATAAATGTCACAAAAAAATCATGATCACCAGTTTTTGGTTTACCGTGCAAGTGTGCACCGAATAATAAGTTTGCTCCCAAAAGTATTATCATTAAAATTTGACTCATTCCCATATTAAAATTTTAGTTAATACAAAAATAATAATTATTTTCCGATAAAACAAATATTTTTAAAAAATTGTACCAAAGGTGAGATTCGAACTCACAAACCTTTGTTTCTAAGACAAAGAGGTATACCGATTCCCGTCACTTTGGCATTTTGAGCAGGTAGAGAGAATCGAACTCTCGTCCTCTGATTGGAAGTCAGACATAATAAGCCACTATACGATACCTGCATTAAGATTATTTTCTCTTAATCTTTTTTTTTAATTTAATAAATTTTATTAATCTTATTAAATTAATAGAATTTTTTCTAGACTCGATAATATTAAAATTATCTTTCGATGACACACCAGAACCAGATATTACCTCTCTCATACTTATTTATTTTACTTTTTATTATTTGTGGATACATCTCGGCATCGAACCGAGGACTCCTGAGTGCAAATCAGGTGTGATAGCCAGCTTCACCAATGACCCAAATGGTTGCGGGACTGGGACTCGAACCCAGAACTTCGGCTTATGAGACCGACGAGATAACCAATTTCTACATATCCCGCAATTTTTAATTATACCGAATTCGGTATAATTGAGTTCCCCCGACAGGATTCGAACCTGTGGCCCGTACATTAAAAGTGTACTGCTCTAAACCAACTGAGCTACGAGGGATTGTTGAGGTTTCGCTCAGATTCGAACTGAGGACACTTGATTACAAATCAAGAGTTTTACCGACTAAACTACAAAACCTAATTGTCACCCGTATGGGATTTGAACCCATGATCTTTTCCGTGAAAGGGAAACGACTTAAACCGCTTGTCCAACGGGCGATATTTAGTAGTCTCTGTAGGGTTCGAACCTACGACAACTTGCATGTAAAACAAGTGCTCTACCAACTGAGCTAAGAGACTGTGGCGGTCCATGACGGTTACGATCCGTCTACTCTACCGTGACAGGGTAGGATGATAAGCCATTTCACCAATAGACCATTTAAATGATAATCAGGATTAGATTTATACGTGCTCTACCAACTGAGCTACCGCCGCCCCGAAGGACAACGGACAGGATTCGAACCTGCGACACCGAGCTTAAAAGGCTAATGTAATTGTTGCTGAAACAATCCTTTTATTATCATTTGAGGAAGAGGTAGGATTCGAACCTACGGTACCTTTCAGTACGCTAGTTTTCAAGACTAGTACAATAAACCAACTCTGTCACTCTTCCAATTTTTACCAATACGTCAAAGAACTAAAAACAAAAAACCCTAAGTTCTCACTTAGGGTTTCCATTATATAGTATTTAAATTTTTAAATGTTATCTATTACAATATACCCTAAGATCTGGTTGCAGCGAATCCGCTCCCTCCATTTTCGTCTTAACGACCTCTAATCTGTATGTCATTGTATTTTTCATTGAAATTTTTACCTTTTTAATTAAATATACATAAAGTTACGAAAGTTTCTTCAAAAAGTCAAATAATTTTAAAAAATATTTTTATTTCATATTATCCATAGTAAGTTTATCTGCAATATAAACGTGTTTTAATTCCATTTTGAATTTATTTTCGAACCACTCCTTAAAAAAATAAAGGAATGATTTGTTAGAT